AGGCGTCGTCAGGTCCAAGGAGGCCGTGCCATCGTCATGTGACAGGAAGTACACCACTCCATCATCCCTACCCGTCATAGCAATGCCGGAGGGAAGGACAGGCACCTTGACTGTCCCCATGTCCAGATAGCCCTGGACCTCTCTGCGCTTCCCGATCATCCCAAGCTCACCCAGGAGGACCCGTCGCTGCCTTGGAACTTGCTCCCACCGGACCCGTCGCTCACGTAGATCACGGCGCCTTCGTAGTCGGAGGCAGTAGGGCGGGTCGCCGTAGTGTAGGTTGTCAGGGTCAAGGGACCCTCCATCGCTTCCGTCCCATCCTTCTGCAAGCTGTGGTTGAGGCGGACGGCGTGCTGGGCGAGGGCCATAACCAGTGTCTTCACCAAGTCCACGGTGAACTTCTGGAGGGCCTCGATGGTGGGCCTAGTTACAGCCCGGACAATGGGGGGGCGTTCAGGAACCTGTTGGGCCATTGCCACCTCCCGCTCCGCAGTTGGTGCAGGGTGCCGACAGTTCGGCCGGGGTGCCCTTCACCCGATGTCCACAGTGGCGACAAGAGCCGTACCAATCGTGCTGGGCCATGTTATGGGCGTGGAGGGCCGCTTGCCCTTCCTCGCTCATCCCATGCAATCTCCCAAGCCGGTGCAGAACACTCCGTTGTATATGGTTCATCGGAACCCCCCTCTCCTGATGTCCCAATCGTACCCCGCGATGCCCCACTGTTGAACCGAGGACCCGTCCACCCCGAACTCCACCTCCGCGAAGCGGGCGCGACGGAAGATGCTCACGAAGTGGCCTCCCTCGGGGAGAGTAGTGTCGAAGGAGAACGGTCCCACAGCGGTCGATGGCCCCATCGCATGGTCGGACAGGTGAATGGTCGCGTCCAAGGACCCCTCGAACTTCTCCGCGAAGGGGTATAGCCGAGCGAGGAGGTTCCGCTGCCGCCCGTCCCCCAACGGCCTCCGCCCAAACCGAACGAAGCTGGAAAGGGCAGTCCCGTCCCCCGAGGAGGAGGTGTTCAGGGTGTAAATCTTCCCATCTTCACTCCCGAAGAGATTAAAGGGGAAAGCCGCTTGGAAGAACATATCATTCCATTTGAAGTCGTAGGTCTCCCATGCGTCCGTGAGTTGATCCCACGTCAGGGTGGTCTGCCGCTCGAAGAAGCCGCTGACCGTGAAGGGGACTTCGCGCTTGGAGTAGGGAGTAGGGTCTCTCGGCCCCACCTCTTCCAAGTAGTGCTCCGGATAGCCTATCCTAGGGGTCTGATCGCTGCCGGTGTTCGGGTCCGTGGTGAGTGGTAGCACCCAGATCAGATCGCCGTTCTCTTCGTCGAAGTGGGAGAAAGACAGTCCCGTTCGGTTGGGGTCGCGCTGGCGGAGGACCTCCCGCCAGACGTGCTTCCCGCTCTCACGCAACGTCACCCCGTCAAAGACGTACTGGCTGTCCGCCGCGACGAACTCGTGGAAGTCACCGAAGTCGGCCACGAGCCGCCCCGCAAGGGGGCCAATCCCGACCACGCCGACCCGGAAGATGAACACCAGTGGGTCGCCCACGAACTGTGTCACGATCCCCGAACGCGAGCCGTAGAGCATCAGGGTGTCTCCGAGGGTGTAGAGGCCATCCACCGGGTCCACTCCGTCATGCACGATGAACTCGCCCGCGAGACCGGCTGCCATCTCCTCGGGCTTGGTAAGGTCCGAGTTCTTGATGGTATTCGGTTTCACTTCTCCACTACCTTCCGTGACATTGGCGTAGATCATCATGTTCTTGAACTTCGCTATCCGCTTCGCGGTGAAGCCCAAGCCGGTGACGGTGACCTGAGTGGCGGACCCATCCCACTTCACAATGTCGTCCACCCCGTTCGTCGCATACCAAAGGTCCTCATCGCTCGGCTGGGCGTCGTAGAAGGTTTCCGTGTCCCACCAATCGAAGATGGTCCCGGTGAAGACCTTCCGAGCGGTGTAGGCTTGTGCGCCGCCCGACCCGGTATAGTTCGCGGTGAGGGTGACCTGCGCCGCCCCGTCCACGGTGAGTATCTCGTACCACCCGCCCTCTCCTGTCGCATCCGGGTCCGTCTCCCCCGTGGCGCCGAAGAACATGAAGTCGCCCGCAGAGAGGTTCGTGTTCCAGGCGGTCCCTCCAACCACCACCGCGCTCCCGTTCGTCGGGTCAGCCGTACCCGCCTCGTACCTGGGGGTGAGGAAGGTCACCTTCTCTATCCCCTCGTTGTAGCTGTAGAGGTCCTTCGTCGTGCCGAAGATGAGAAGCTGTCCACCGGAGCGGAGGAAGAAGTTGTCAATGAGGGTGACCGGGCCGGAGAGGGCGTTGAACAGGCCGAACAGGTCCCAGCCAAGGTTCAGGTTGTCGATCTTCCCCTCCTTGATACGGAAGTTCAGCCCATCTTGCAACCCGCGCAGGGGAACGGCGTAAGGGGGACGGTCAAGGTACAACCCCAAATTGGGGGACAGGACGGCATCCTCGAACTCCCGGGCTTTAACCATCCTCCTTCCCTTCGCCCTCGATCAGGCGGGTGACTACCACAGGCTTACCCTGGAAGGCGTGAACGATATTCCCCAACCCCGTCACCACCTCATTCCGGAAGCTCTCCATCGCCGCTGCGGGCCGGTTGGAGGCGCGAATGACGTGGACCATGAGCTTGGGGATGATCTCGTAGAAACACCCCGTCAGCAGCCGCTCCTCGCCGGTCTGGAGGTTGGTCTCGATGAGGCCCATGCTCTCGTCGATCCAGCATGGGCACCCTGTCGAGGTATCAACATGTGGGCAACGGGCGCACGTCTTGGGATGTTTCCGGCCCACCTTCCGGCGATTTCCCCAACCCATGACTTAATCCTTCGTCGCTACGATCAGGTCGACATAGGACGGACGCCAAACTGCGTCCGAGGTCAGACCGTGGACATGACCTCCATCATCCCCGGTACTGCCCGTATCGAAGGTATTAGTTCCTGTTTTAGAGGTGGAAATTGACCCCGACAATACAGTAGTTGTCGTGCCCGCGCGCCGGGTTTCGGTGTGGACATGGGCGGGCATCTCCGCCTCGATCAGAACGTGACTGTCCACTGTCACGCCGGAGAGGGTCCAAGAGCCCCCCGTCCCTCCACCCGAGCCGGATACCACCCGCAGGACCCTATCGTTCCAGGTGACGTTCTGGGTCCACCCGGTCGGGGCCGCCGCCTGGGCAAAGAGCATCTCCGTCCCGGTAGCGAAGGCCCCCATCACAGCCCCGCCCTCCGTCAACTGGACCACCGTGCCCGCACTATCCTCATAGAATAGCTCCGTGAGGGCGGAGGCGTCCTTGGAGTACACAAACCCCGTGTCGGCCACTGAACTCGGGTCCGACCCGCGCTCGGGGAGGGTGACCTTATCGTGGAACCCGTCCGTGTCGTGGTCTATCCCCAGCCAACTCTCGATGATGTCACGGTTGTCCCGCTCATCGGCCGGATGCTGGCTTACCACGTCTGTATTAGCGGGCTTGGTCTCATCAATGTCGAAAGGAGGACTTGCCATCGTTTACCTCCGCAGTTTGGGTGCGTTAACGTCTTTGTGAATAACCAAGGTGGTCACACCTCCCAGCCGGAACCGCTTGTCCGCCGCGATGGTTTCGTTGAACTTCACCCCGGCTTTGGCCTCCCACGCCGCGCTTCGCTCCTCATCCCAATCCACGGAGAAAGCCTCCGCCGTAGCCTTGAAGACGAGGTACTCCTCGGCGTTCTCAGTGAGCCAGTTCGTGTCGGTGCCCGCTGAGAGATCGGGCAGGTAGCGCCAGTAGGGGATCACGACCCGGTATTCCCCATCACCGAACTGCGAGTTCCCGTCCGGGAAGGGGTACACCTCGAAGTTTCGCACTCCGAGGTCATTCGGTTCCGCATCCAGGATCACCACAGGCTCCCCCACATCATTCGGGTCACTCAGGGTAAGCGCATCCAACACCGCTGCTCTGTTCGCCGCGAGGAGCAGGTCCTTCGTGCTTCCGTCGTTGAAGACGAGGTAAGGCAGTCCACGGGCCTCCTTGTAATCGGAGGGGACGGCCAGAAGCGTATGACTATCCGCCGTGGTGCTCGTCTGCGCCGTCTCCGTCTCCATGACCTTGAAGTTGTGCCGCTGCTGGAGGAAGTGCATGGCCTCGTTGATGAGGATGGGCACCTCCGCCAGCACGCTTGCAGGGAGGTCAATCACCCGCCTCTCGACCCGGGCTTGAAGGACTGAAAACTGGCTCATACCCTCTTATACCATAAGTGGAAGGGGGAGGCTATCAACCTCCCCCACGTTGCACTCGCGTCTGAGGGGGCTCAAGAGCCCCTGCCACCGCCTCTCTTTTTAGGTCGCTTTGCCATGCTTGGTCTCCTTCCCCCCTAGATTTCGATGAGGTGCATAACGCCGCCCCTAACCTCTTTGCGGTACTGTCTGCGAGGGCCATCAACTCGGATCGCCCCGGGGGTATCAGGAATGATCTGAGCGTTGTGTTCAGCGGCCTCTCGTTCCAGCCGTTCCTGTCGTTCGGTCATTTCTTGACCTC